CGAAGATTAGCTTGGCCGGTCATTACATTTTCCCAGGTGGGTGACAGTGAATCCTCAAAATCAGACATGTAAACTTTCGCACCTGAGTTAAGAGCGTTAATAACCATCTTTCTTTCTGGGGGACCGGTTATCTCAACCCTTCTATCATATAGGCAACTGGGAACATCTGCTATCTTCCACTCAGACTCTCTTACATCCCGTGTCTCTTCAAGAAATTTTGGGTAATTGCCGCTATCATATGACTGCTGTCTCTCTTCCCTCTCGGAGACAAGTGTATCAATTCTAGATGAAAATGTCTGGGCTAGATCAGCTAGAAATAACTTGGCACCGCCTGTTAAGATATTATCATACTTTTTATCATTAATAACTTCAATATTCATATGCATTCCTAAAAACTTTATTATGATGCATTATAATAAAAGATGCTACTTTGTATTGCAAAAATGTTTATCTTATTTCTTTCAATATGCCCTCAATATCAAGGCCGGCACAATCAATTTTTCTATTTGTCAAGTGATAATGACTTACGAACCCTTTAAACCTATTAGCAGCTGCAGATGTTGATACTTTTTTAAGAGTATTGCCATCAGAATCTAACGGACACTTATAGGGAATATCTAGGCATTCATGGCATGCTTTCCACAACGCTTTCAATGCTTCAATCTGAACATTGTAAAAGCCCGTAAAGGTTTCCATAGATCTTCCGTGAATAAGTTCTCCAGATACCAACGGACGCTCACCAAAGCCGTGTTTTATATACCAGCTTTGATACTTTGGATAGTAAGCATTCGATATCTCAACTCCGACTGAAGAGTGATTCCACTTTCTACTACCTGCGTGCCAAGCAGCATTATTCATATCCATAAGCTGGTGAATTGTACCGTCATTATCTATACAAAAATGAACTGAGATCCCTCTGTTGTTCAGCACTCTTGCGCAACTATCACTATTAAGACACACATCCCAATGATTAACAAACATCTTAATATCTCTCTTGCTAGTGTATCGTGAAAACTTATGGCACTTAAGACCGTCAGATTCAGACCATAGAGAAACACTCTCCCATTCTATTGGTATAGAATCACCTTTAAAAATAATATTCGCAGATTTTTTATACTTAATCGAAGGAACTGTGTATAAGCTACTGTTTGCTTCACGTTCAGCCCGAATCCTTCTATATGTCGTGGGCCCGCACATTCCGTCTGCTTTTATGCCACACTTTCGTTGCCAGTTTGATATTGATTTAACAAGATCTTCGTCGTATTCCTTGCAACCAAACCAGCAAGGATCCCATCCCAGTCTTGATGCTGATGCTTCATTATAAAATATCTTATTCATTAGCCCCCCAAAATATATAATTATAAATTAAAAGAGAGTAATTTAAATGAAAATTACAAGAAAATTTATTAGACAGCTGATAATAGAGTCACTTACTGGTAGAAGATTAGACCCAGTTGCAAAACGAATAACATACGACATAGTTGAAGCATTGCTATCAGATGAAATAAGGTCTGCGCTTTTACAAAGAGGTCAAATAAAATTTAATATAACAACTCAACTACCTAAAGAGCTGGTATGGTTAGCAGAAATTATAGTTCATTTATACTTAGGAAATGAATTTAAATCAGCTGCTTCGTATTCTTATCTCCCTGATGCAACAGACGATGAAAGATCACAATCAGTGCTAAATGTACATGTTCTTGTACCGTCAAACTATAATAGAGAAGACGTACTAAAAAACAGATACATGATTTTATCTAATGTTAGACACGAGCTCGAGCACTCAGGACAGCCAACAGATACCCTAAGTGACGTTCAAAGCAAGATAGAATATGAAGAAGATATTTTCGCATCTCCAGAAAGCATAGTAAACTATTACACATCTTCAGCTGAACTTCCAGCGCATGCAGTCGATTGGGTTTTAAAAGCAAAGACTCTAAAGCAAAACCCATACGATGTTCTAGATAGTCAGCTATATAACATATATGCACAAGGAATAAGACAGGGACATTCAGAAGAAGACATGCAAAAAACAATGGAAACACTAGTAAGTGTCTACTACCCATACTATAAAAAAAGATGGCGTCACATGAAAATTCCTGAAGCGTAGATTAAACTACTCAAAATCAATATCTACACAGATTTTAATGTTAAACTTAGGTACTCTCAAGTGATTAGCAAGTTTATGCCGCTTAGCCTCATTAGCATCTAAAAACCAGTCCGCATGCTTTTTCCTACCGATTATCTTTATAAAATAATCATCTTTTTTACCACAATTTTCTGCCATCATCCTGTAAACAATTTCATTTAAACGTTCGGTTTCCGCAGCTGACGCCTTTATTTCTTCAACTTTTCCATGTTGCATTGAGGATACATCATGAATCATAATTGTCGCATTTTGATCCATAAACCTCTTTCCATCATCACCAAAAGAAAATAGAATAGCTCCGCATGACATAGCTTTTCCTTCAACGATAGTCGCAATCGGAAGCTCTGCATGTTTTATTGCGGATATCATTGACATAAGTGAGTAAACCTCACCCCCAAATGAATCAATCACAACAGGTATAACTTTTTGTCCAGTATTATGCGCCATTGCTATCTTCTGATGAAATTCTTTGGCTGCATCTTCTGTAAATTTATTTACTCTTATAATTACAGGATTACTTCTTAGCTCAAATTCTTTAATTAGAGGAGAGACATTTGTTGTCCACTTCATGTATTATCCTTTTATTATTTATTCCCCAGCCACAATCACACGGATCGCACCCACATGCTTCGCAAGCTTGCTCCTTCTTGGGGATTGTATTCTTTTCATTGAAGTCTTTTATGGCAGCTTTAATAGCATCTTCTACGAGAACTGAACAGTGTATTTTAACTGGCGGTAGCGAAAGGTCTTTTGCAATCTCAGCATTTGTAATTTTTTCTGCTTCCTTCACGTGCCTACCTTTTACCAGTGTTGTTATCAAAGAACTAGATGCTATAGCAGAACCACAGCCGAAGGTCTTAAATTTAGCATCTTCGATTATACCTTCTTCATTAATTTTTAACTGGATCTTCATCACATCGCCGCAAGCTGGTGCACCGACCAATCCAGTCCCAACACTAGGATCATTTTTATCTAAGCTTCCTGCGTTTCGTGGATTCTCAAAATGATCTATGACTTTTTCACTGTACGACATTCAAACCTACCCGCACTTCGAATCACCACAAGACGTACATGCTACACACCCCTCCTGGTATTTTAAGCTATCCTCTGCTCCACACTTGATGCAGTCCTTGTATCCTCCCACAGTTCCGTCTTTAATGTGCTTTTTAAGACACCTTGCTATCACCTTGCTAAAGCTAGATAGAGATGCATCCTTGTCCTTTTGAAGCTGCTCAACAACATATTGAATTGGTGCACCGTGACGAAGAGCAAGGGATATTGTTCTTGTGAATGATGAGTGATTAGGATTGGAAAACACGGTTATTATATCTCTTATGACAAACTCATCTCCATTCCTTCCCACGCTAAGATCATACTTTGAAGGCATAGACTTTCTCGGGCGTCTTCTAATTTTTCCATATTTATATTTCTTGGGAATTTCCACATACTCTGATAAACCGCCTATCACCTCATACGGTCGACCATTCATAAGACCAACAAGGATTGTCCATGCCTTGCCTTTTATGCTTGCCTGGTGTATCTCACAGTCAAGCATCTCAGGTCGTCTAGGTGCATGCTGGTCACAAAAAATATCACTATCATCATTATTGCCACTAGATGCTAGCAGCACTCCACTTCTGCAACCGTCTCTGTATACAGTAATTCCCTTACAGCCAGACTTCCACCCGGCCATGTACACTTCTTTAACAGTCTCAACATCTATGTCATTGGGGAGATTTGTTGTATTTGAGATTGCATGGCACACCCACTTCTGTGCAACAGATTGCAATTTAACTTTTCTTATCCAGTCTATTTCAGATGCAGATGATCCCTTGTATGGGCTAGCATTAACTAAAGCCTCTGTTGTAAAGTTTTTCTGTACATCAGGACTATGGTGAGTGCCAAGCCACTGGTTAAACCCGTGATGATATACATCATATTCCTGCCACTTATCTCCGTTATCATCGACAAAGTCAACGTTTCCAATCTCATCCTGGTCTGATAGTTTTTTTCTTCTCGTATAGTGAAGCATGTAAACAGGCTCTATGCCGCTTGTGGTTTGTGTAAGAACAGACACAGACCCAGCTGGTGCTGTTGTTGTATTTGCTATATTTCTTCTGCCGTATTTTTTGTAATCTTTAATTCTATCTGGAAGAAGGTTGGAAACTATCATGTTTATAAACGGGTGATCACACTCTTTTTTAAAGTCAAATATTGGAAACGGACCCCTCTCCTTTGCTAACTGTATAGATGAGTCATATGAATTTAATGCCAACCACTTGTATATCTCCTCTGTTGTGCATATCGAATCATCAGAACCATATTCTATACCTAGCATTGATAACGTGTCACCCAGGCCGGTGATGCCCAAGCCTGTTCTTCGTCCCATGTGTGCTTGTGATTCTATATTTAACCAGAGATCTTTTTCTATCTGCTTGATGCAATCTGGCTCTGGATCACTCTCTATCTTTTCAAGAATCTTATTGATCTGTTCTATCTCAAGATCTACCATATCGTCCATTAGCCTCTGAGCTTTTTGCACTACGGTGGCAAATTTGCCATAGTCAAATGAGCTACTAGCACCCCACGGATCACTTACAAATGATGTGAGATTAACAAGCATCAATCGACATGAGTCATACGGAGATAGAATTATCTCACCACAAGGATTTGTAGATACAGATCCAAAGCCTTCATCATCATATACATCTGACGGCGTCATTGATTTTGCTGTATCCCAAAATAGCAATCCCGGCTCAGCAGACGCGTGAGCGCACTCAATTATATCATGCCACAGACTCTGTGCATCAATAAATGTCTCAATTTCTGGATTTCTAGATTCAACAGGCCAACGAAGATGATGCTTGTCTCCATCCTTAACTGCATTCATAAACTCATCAGTTAAGCATATGGAGATGTTTGCACCTGTAACTCTAGATATATCGCTTTTAATCCTAACAAAATCTATTATCTGAGGGTGATGAACAGATATTGTTAACATGAGTGCTCCTCTCCTGCCTCCCTGCGCGACTTCTCTACATGAATTTGAAAACCTATCCATGAAAACCTCTATGCCGTCAGTTGTTCTAGCTGCATTTCCTGTACACATGTTCTTTGGTCGTATGTTTGATATGTCAAATCCAACACCACCTCTACGTTTCGCTATCTGGACAAGCTCTTGGTCTGTCTTTAATATTCCGCCGTATGAGTCCCACGGAGACTCTATCACAAAACAATTTGATATAGATTGAACCTGAAAGTCGTTTCCTATTCCTGACATCGGAGAGCCCTGTGGGACTACATGTTTAAAATCCCTAAAAAGATCGTATATTTCATTTTCACTCATAGGATTCTTATATTTGTTTTCAATTCTTGAAAATTCCTTTGCAATTCTCCTGTGCATCTGATCTGGATTTGTCTCTAGGTAGTTTCCATCCTTGTCACACAGCGCGTATTTTGTAACAAAGACATTTGCTGCTAACTCGTCTCCATTAAAGTATTCTAGACTTGACTCGTATGCATCTTGATATGAACTCACAATAACCCCTATCCCCTATTTTCCATTAACTTCTTTCCACTTAGATTTTAAAAGATCCTTCATAGAACTATTATCACTTAAAACAGCATCAGTTAAGGTCATTTCATCTTCTGAGACTACAACTATCTTAGAACAGGCAGTATCTATCTTGACTGGAAACAGCAGGCCATCCCGACCTGCTCGGTTCTTACAAATGAAAAGTCGTCCCATACCAGATGACTTCTCCATGGGTTTTCTAGATAAAGACACTACAACGTCTGCGACCATTGCCTTTCCGTATGCCTCTGCCATGTTTTCCAATCCAACAACATTAGAATTTGAGCTCTCTCTATTGGCTTGCGACGCAGTCCATATCGGAACGTTAAATTCCATCGCCATATTTCTCAACTCCTCATAAATTAATTTAAGCTCATGTCTCAAAGAATCATATTTTCTTGTGGATCTCATTATATCTGCGTAATCGATTATGATGAGGCTAGGAGTAAATGATTTTAGCATAAGCTTTTCAATGTGATTCCTAAGAGTCACAACTGATGCAGCACCCGTTGGGTACTCTTTTATAATTAGTCTCCCGAGCTCCATCGATTCATACATTTTTAAAACTTCTTCCTTTCTGCCCCTGACGTCATTGCTAGGAATGTTACAAAAATTACTATCATATCTCAGACCAACTGCGTGTTCTGATAGCTCAAAAGTGTAGTGAACGACATTTTTTCCCACTCTCAGAGCCTCACATCCCACGTGAACCAAAAAGTGAGACTTTCCCACACCTGTATTTGCAGTTATAACACCGATCTCACCTCTTCCAAGACCACCGTTCAACACATCTTTTTTATCAAGCTGCTTGATTCCCGTAGGGCATGTAGCTCTATGTATCTGCATGAATCTCGCGTCAATATCATCGAAAAAATTATGACCAACAGTGGAAGGAGAGCCGAGCGCGATCGCATCTTTCATAAGATCTACAACAGCCTCATACCTCTCTGATGCTATCATCTCTACAGCAGACTCAAGTGCTTCTTGTAACGCTCTCTTTTTACAAAAATCTAAAGCCTTCTCTTTTACAAAGTCTAGATCTCCTGCATTTGGATTAACTTTAATCCTATGAAGGTACTCGACAATCTGATCTCTAAGTATTATATCAGTTCCCTCTCTTAGATCATCCCTGACGATCGTCACAAGGAGATTCATAGTAGGAAAATCCTTATACTTATCATAAAACGAAAAAAATCGTTCAGTTAAGAATCTCAGATACTTCGGTTCAAAGTATTCATAAGTCATGACCTCAGACATCTGTGCTGCCCACGTTCTATCCGATATCAGACATTGAAATATCTTTTCTTGAAAATCTCTATCATATCTACTAAACTGTCTATCAGTATTTCTCACTTATCACCGTAATGAAGAAAAAGCTAAGTAAGCTCTATCAAAGTTAAAGTTAGTGATTCCTTCTTTTATAAAGAATCTTATCGCATTAAGTTTATTACAAGATGGAGTAAAAGTACTAATAGTTTCATTTATTTTTTTCACCTGTGTGGCTGATATGTTTCTTACATCCAGGTATACTATTTTCCAATTATTTCTTATTGTACCTTCTCCATCAACAATTCTCTCGTAAATCTTCACATTAGAGCCTGCTGCAACTCTAGCTCGTGCCTCTGACACTATCCTATCTATTGTCACGTCTTCTTCAGTTCCCAGCTCTTTGAATCTATTTGCTAGACTTTTAAATCCAACTCCCCTTATACCAGCAACATTGTCAGAAGGATCACCTGTCATGCACTTTGCTAAACAAAAATTAGACGGAGATATCTTAAATTTCTCCTTAACCTCCTTAGAAGTTACAAGCTTCTTCCACGTTGGAGAATAGATTATCGTCTTGCTATCAAGAAGCTGGTAGTAATCCTTGTCTGATGAAATGATTACCTTTCTATCATTTCTTAGCTTGTGTCTACACAGGTAGCCTATCACGTCATCTGCCTCACAGTCAGGAACGTATATCTGTCCGATCGGCATGTGTTTAATAACCTCTATTATTGTTCTTATCTGGTAGTTTCTATTTCTTATGCTGTCAGGTATGTCTTCATAATTTCTATTTAGCTTCTGGGGTCTTGAGTTTCTCTTGTAGTCCTTCTGTAGGGCACGTCGTCTAGAAGAGCCACCACTTTCCCACACCACATATATTTCATCAGGTCGGTACTTTTCAACAAAATTAACAAGTGTATAGAGAAAACCTATTATCCCGCCGATCTGCTCACCATTATCGCTCATGGCAGGGTGTGCTATATAGTGTCGCATAAAAAGATTAAATGCATCTACAACTATGACAGTTTTCATCTATGCCTCTGGATCTATGACTTCATCTATCATGTTTGAAATAGCATCTACTTCTACATAGGACTCAAGATCTATGTCTGGATCTTCTCCCATCTTTTTTACCATTGCAATCTCAAGAAGATCATCCAGATACATCTCGTAAGTCTCATTTTTAAGAATCTCATCAAAATTATTTTTTCTAAACTTCTTTTCTATGATAACCTCACCGGTCTTCACGTCAACAACTTGAAAATTCTTCCACGATCCTGTACCGGAAACACTTATCATCTTTCCAGAAATCTCAGCACTCCCGTGCTTTCTAAGAATATCAAAAACCTGCTCATGCTCTTTAATTCCCTTTCCAAAGTGTATCTCAAAATTAACAGTTCTGAAGGGTGGTGCAACCTTACACTTTATTGTCTTTGCTGACACATTAATCCCAACAACATCATCACCGTGCTTTATCGGTTGTCCGGCCCCTAGCTTTATACGTACAGACGAGTGAAATGGAATTGCCTTTCCGCCGGGTGTTGTTGTTGGATCTCCGTACATCACTCCGATCTTTGTTCTTATCTGGTTGAGTATGACGAATAGAACACGTTGATCCCCTATGACTCCTGTTATCTTTCTCATTCCTTTTGATATCGCACGGGCCTGTAACCCGATGCTCTCCTTGTCATAGTCTCCCAATAGCTCAGCCTTTGGTGATGAAGCCGCAACAGAGTCCCAGACAATAGTGACAGGCACGTCCTTATCAAGCGCTTTGGCTTTTAAGATGGTAGACTCAGCGATAGACAGTACTTCTTCAGTACAGTGAGTATCAACATAGACAAACCTCTTAGCTACGTCTACGCCTAAATGGTAGAGGTTATCTACTGACGTAGCGTTCTCAGTGTCGATGTACACGACTATTCCTCCCATCCTCTGCGTGCTTCTCGCAATCTGTGTGGCTATGTGTGATTTTCCGATAGAGGGCGGTCCAAATATCTCAATTATTCTTCCCTCTGGAAGCCCACCGTTCCGCCTATTCGAACAGATGTAGTCAAGAAGGCGTGAGCCCGTGCTTATCCACCTTCTCACGTGTGTGGGAGACTCATCCTCAGCTA